AATTAACAACTTTAAATCCAAGAGCAGGTAATGCTGTTTTACCAACAATAAACGATTTACCTGAACCAGGTCCGCCTGCTAAAAAGATTGCTTTGAATATCGCAGGATCGTTTGGTCCTTCGTCAATAAATGTTTTAAAATCCTTCATAAAGAAATATTTCCTGGTATGCCTGTTGCTGAACTTACTTCTACTCCGAAGAACTTCATTAAACTCGCAAACATTTTCTTACCCATCTTTGCGATCTTTGTTAGTATTGCTTTCATCTTAGCAAGAACTTTGCCAACTGCAGCTTTAACTTTATTTACAAACGCCTGACCTTTGTCCTTTGCCCAATCACCTGCTTTCTTTAACATATCAAGTGGTCCTTCTGAAATAAAGTCTTCGGTTAACATTAAACCGTCGAGTTGTTCCATTTCAGATAATACAATACCTCTTAATGTTTCTGATTCTTTAATACCTAAACGTAATGCTGAATAGGCAGGAGCACCACCCCCACCAGATTTAAATGAAACGACAGGTTTAACTGTTTGCGAATATTTAATAATGATTGGATCTTTGATACTATTAATAGGTTGAACTTCAATTCCACCTGATAGATTAAACTTACCTAATAGATTAGCTGCGGCAGGAGAACCTGCACCACCAAATTTATGATTGCCTGTTGCTGCTTCAAGTACAATATGTTTACTGAATAAAGCATTGACTGCTGTATCTTGATTGATAAGGCCTTCGAGCATTTTAGTTAATTCTCTATTACCTTTATCCTTTGCTTGGAAATCAATCACTGCATCAGTCTTTACACCAGCCTTTGATTGTTTACGCAAATCACCAGCGGTCTCTCTCGATATTAGAGATGACATATTGGTTTCCATTGTACTAACAAGTTTGGCTGCCATTGCTCTATCTTCACCCATTTCTGACATTGCTGCCTTAACGATTGCGATAGCTTCTGATCTAGTTGGTGAAGCAAGTTGTGATCCACCAGATTTCTTTAATGATATCTTTTCTTTAAAATTAGAAGAGGCAATATCGGTCTTTGGTGTTTTGTTCTTAGCACCTGATTCTTTCCATATAGGTCCTAAAGTAATAGGTCCCATACCACGACCGGTTTGTACTAATTGTTTTGCTGTTAATTGCTTATTGAAGTTGGCTGCAATCTTATCAGCAACCTCTTGATAACTTCCAAACTTTTCTGCTACTTCAACTGTTGCTGGGTCTGTTGATTTACCGTTGAGTTTATTGTAAGCGTAAACAATAACATCTTCCCATTCCGCGCCTGTTGGTGGAGAACCTGAAGCTTTAACATGAGTAAAGGAACTCGATTTAAAACCGGTTGCTCCTTTAATATGTATCACTTTACCGTTTGGTGCTTTTAGATACTTTTCTGCTGGACCATCACCATAAGTATAGTCAGCTTTGGTTGCTGCTATAATCTCAAAGTGATCACCAGGCTTATAACCTAAAGCATCTAATTCCCTAAAACCTTTTCCGTTAAAAGCGACTTTGTGTCCTATAACGTAATCGGGCTTTAAGAAACTGGCTTCTGTTATATATGAATTAAAGCTCTTCATCTATTACCTATTAAAATTAGTCTATATCTATAGAGTTATTTATACAGATACTCAAGTTAAAGCAACATCTCCAAAGACCTTCTGGCCTGGCTTGCGTTTGTTCAATCTCATTCCAATATCGGTCTTATCAAAGACTGGTGTACTATCATCCCAATTCTTTTTTCCTTGTTGGCCACCACCTCCGGATGGACCTTCGAGATTGATGTTATCCTGAGCAGATTCTTCGAGTTCATAGATCTTCATCTTTGCTCGTTCAATACCTACAAGGAATCGACGATAGTAACTGATGTCTCCCCAACGATTCTTCAACTGTTTAATCATCAACTGATTCATTTCATCAAGATATTCAGAACTAACCAAACCTAATATACAGTCAGCCGTATGAGTAATACCCATTGACTCAGATGTATTTGTTAGATCAACGTCAGAGTTACCATACGCATCTCTGTTATATTGAGAAGAGGTAACGACAGCACAGTTATATTCCATTGCCAATCCACGTACTTCTTCTGCAATTGATTTGACCAAAGTATAACTGTTAGCAGCTGCAGCACCTTTGACTCGAGCAGATGAACAGATGTTCAAGTAATCGAGAAAGATAACGTCAGGAGTAAAGTTCTTTTTGAGTTTGAGTTCGTTTAACAAATGACGGAAGTGACCACTATGAGCAGATCCTGTTGGGAACTCCTTAATAACCAGTTTACCTGTTGTCTTTGTTTTATATCGAGCCATACGTTTCTCAAAAACATCACGAGGTACTTCGGCAACTTCGTCGAGAGTAATATCCATAATGTTTGCGTCAATACGACGACCGATTTCTTCAGCAGCCATTTCCATTGTAATATACAGAACATTCTTTCCATACATCAAATGATTTGCTGCCATATGACATTTAAGTAAAGATTTACCACCACCTGTCGTTGCCAACAGTACGGTCATAGATTTACGAGGTATGCCACCCTTTGTAATTTTGTTTAAGATTTCAATGTCAAACGGTGTACGTTCTTCAACTCTGTGATAATGTTCATAACGATCATCAACATCTTCAAGGAAGTCATGACCAACAGATTGGTCAAAGTTGATACCTAATGAATCCGAGAGCAATCCTGGGATTGCCCCCTTATCCAATTGTTCGTTGTCTTGACCATCAAGAATCAGAATTGCTTTACGTATACTATTATATAGATCTTTGTCTTGACAGAACTTTTCAGTTTCATCAATCAAAAATTCCATATTGGTATCAACGTCAACTGACATACTGTCAACCAACTGATGTACACCTTGATACGTATCTTCGTTCAGATCCTTGCGTTTATCAACAGCAATCTTTAAAGCTTCAAGTGAAGGCGGCTCCTTGTACTTATCAAGGTACTCAGAAGCCGTTTCAAATACTTTACGAAGTACAGTGTCATCGAAATAATCTTCTTTTAAATATGGAAATACCTTACGGCAATAATCCTCATTCAGTATCAGATTCGATAAGATCGTCTTCTCTAGCATTTGCATCTCCCATTACTGCTGCGTTAAGTTTAAACTTGCGTTCAATATATTCGTTGTACTTAGGACATTTCATGATACGTTCAAAGAACTCATCATCAAGCATAATATCCTTCGCTCTACGTTTTGGTTCAAGTACTTCACCGGTAGCCATATTGATTTCGTTATACCAGCCTTGAGTTTTAGAATCAAGATGTCCTGACTCCAAAGCCAATTCCATTAACGATGACCATTTCTGAATACCTTTATCAAATAATACAGTGAAAGGAAGTTTTGATTTTTCCTTAACGTATCTTGACTTTTCAATATTAATAGTAAACTTGAAACCTTCCAAGTCCTTGCCATCCTTCTGCTGAGCTTTACCAATAATGAATACTTGGTTTGCACTATACATAATACCTGTACCACCTGAAACGATGTTCTTAGGGAACAGACCGATTTCTTGGTATACATGGTTGATAGCAATACAAGGAATATCACGAGTAGTCAGTTTAGGTGTAACGATTCTGAATAGTGACTTGAGCTGTTTTGCTCTTGTCATATCAGCAACAGATTTACCATCCATAGCATCATCAACTTCTTTCTTGGAAGCAAGGTTACCGATTGAGTCAATCATAATCATGACACGATCACCTTTACTAACTTCATCAAGACGTCTTGTTAAGTCAAACTTCAACTGTTCTATATCTTCCAATGGCACGTGAATAACACGGTCAATGTCAATATCAAAACTTTCTAAATAATCAGGCGTAATACCATATTCTGAATCATATAGAATAGCAACGCCATCCTTATACTTATCAAGGTATGCCTTCATACAATATAAACCTAAAAGCGTTTTGAAACTTTTAGATACACCAGCCAGGACCGTTAACCCAGGAATCAATCCACCATTAAGACTACCACTAAAGGCAATATTAACAATAGGAAGATCTGTTTTAATAGGATCCTTTGCTTGGAAGAAGTTAGATTTGGAAAGAACCGAAGATCCTTTTACCGAACCTGCCTTCAACATTTTATCGAGTAAACTCATATTTTATTCTCCACTTAGAATTTGATGCAACTTATCGGCAAACGCATCAAGTTTCTCATATCGGTTTGGCCAATAGATGTAATCCTTTTCTGGGTTTGCTTTTAAGTTATTCAATAGCGGTACTACCGCATCATAAATTAATTTTGCCTTAGCAGCGCTCGACTCAGCAGAAGCTGCGGTTGTAGTAACTGCTTCCTTTGCTTGTTGAACAACTTCTAATTCATCGGCGTCAACAGCTGTAAAACCAAAATCAAAATCGAGAATGGTTGTTTCTTTTTCAATAGTCATAAGACCTCCTTAAAAAAGGGGACCTTGCGATCCCCGACAGTTGTTTAACTACGTGCCAATTCCTTAAAAATACTAAGGTCATCATCATCATCACTAGCGGTTGAGCCTACTGAAGCTTCTGCCGTTGCCATTGTTGGCTCAGACGTATCGTTAGACATACTGGATAAATCCAATTCATCTGCCGTTTCAGTAACCGGTGCCGAAGCAGTCGGTGCATTATTTTGTAGATCAAGTACACGATAGAGTTTAGTTTTCAATTCAGAATATGATTTGAAGTTACCTTCAGATACCAATTCCTGTAGAGGATGCTGTTCTCCCCAAACTCTTTCCAACTCTGCATCATCTTCTGACAATGGAGTAGCGGGATCGAATTCAGATTTATCGTAGTTCGGATAACCTTCGAATTGACGGATCTTCAATCTGAAGTTTGCACCTTCCCATAAATCAAACGGGTTGGTTGGTTCTTCATCTTCGAACGTAGGGTTCATAAGATCATTCAATTTATCAAAGATTTTTTTACCAAACTGATACATGAATACTTTACCTTCATTTTCAGTATTGCCTGGGTCTTTAACGATATAGACGTTAGCAGTATACTTCAGCCTGCGCTTCTGTTTACGTGCTTGTTCTTTATCAGCTTCAACACCAGAGTTCCACAGCTTAGAGTTAAACTCTGATACTGGGTCATCCTGATTCATGGTGGTTAGTGAGTTCTCGATATACCAAAGTCCTGTTGGTCCTTGGAAACCGTGGTCCCAAATTCGTACGAAAGGCATTTCTTCACCTTTAGAGGCTGGTAGGAATCTAATGACTGCGAAGCCATTTCCTGCCTTATCTCTTGTTGGTTTCCAAAATTTTCCTGCGTTCGGATCTGAGTAGGATTTTGAAGATATCTTTTCTAGTTGTGAATTCAACTTGTCGAGAGTCTTCGAGCGGTTCTTCTTGAGTGAAGAAAAGTCTGTTAGTGCCATAATTAGTTCTCCTGTTATATAGCGTTATATTTGCGTAGTATTAAATAACAAATCGGTCTTTGATTATTTTCTTAAACCGATCTGCGTCAAAATCCAAAAAGGGTTTATACTTTCTGGATTTGTTTATTATATCAAAAGATACGTGTTTGTCAACTACTTTTTCTTGCCAGTATGAAAATATATTCGCACTGTGAGCAAGAATAGTAAATGTCTCCAAACTAATCTTCTTCTGTAACAACATTGTCATTACCAAAGGATGTTGTCCATCTTTTGATATAAAGTTTCGCTTGTATTCATCGTTAAGATGAGCAAGCTCGGATTTGAAGATATAGCCTAATGATTCTATCCTCTTCCTCCAATTCGTGTACCTGGCTTCTCCTTCACTGTCGAGTAAGTCTCGAACCCAGATGTTTTTATTTATTAAAAGATTACTCAAAATTAAACCTTGAGGGTCATCTTTTTTAGAAAGTTTTGCGAACGAATACGCGTCGTTTCGAGACATAAACGTATCGAAGTTTGCACGTACTTTTCCATTGTATTTAAAGTAATCGTAACCGTCCGTTGTGAAATGTTTCTTTAATGCCAGAAATTTAACGTACGTGTTAAACGAATCATCACTTACTAAAGTCTGTGATATCTTGTTCATCTTCTTTCTTCACCATTCTTAAACTAACTGCCTCAGTCCGTATCTTTTCTTTCAACACCGAACTCTTCTTTACGATTTGTGCGATCGTTTCAATTTCAATACCATTCTTCTCAGAGTAGTCAACGAGAGCATCAATGTATGGTACTCCTGCCGAAATGTGTCTGCTTATTTCGTGGTGGATTTTATCTGGTGTTAAAGCAACAACGGACATATCAGGTTTTTCCTTAGTTTCTTTTTTAGTCATGTATACCTTATATTATATACTAGTTGCCAGGATATGTCAATAGTTATTTTTGTTAATTTCTAAAATGTTTTTTATTTAATTTGAACAACCATTATACAATAGTTTGCTATGTATGTCAATGGTTATTTTTCTGGAATGTATAAAAAATCCGTTCAATCAGTTAGGGGTTAACCTTTTCAATCGAACGGATATATTATAACAAGTTTTGCGCCAGATGTCAATCTATTTATTGATTAATAATTAGAAAGTGTAATGGCAATGATAAAGAACGGCAGGGCGATCGGGAATGTAATAAATGTAAGGCATTGCGTGATTTCACAGAACTTACAAACTTTTTCATTATCTCTTAATTTTTCGTATCCAGCAATCAATGCTAAAGTGGTCATCTCTCTCCTTCTTGAGGTATATATTAAATAAAATTATGTTACCACCGGTAACAAAAATTATAT